AACGTAAAAGACTTCCTCTCAAAAGTAAGGAGTGGAGTCAAGCCCAATCTGTTCCGTGTGAAACTGGATTGGCCCGCTGGTCTGGGTGTGTCCCAGTCCGACAGAGAACTCGGTTCTTTCCTGTGTAAGTCCGCTGCTCTCCCCGCATCTAACCTTGGCGTCATTGACGTGCCCTTCAGAGGGCGCGTTGTGAAGGTTGCTGGCGACAGAACCTTCGACACCTGGAGTGTCACCATCATCAACGACACCAACTTCCGTCTGCGCAATCTGTTCGAAGCTTGGTTGCAGAACATCAACGCTCACGAAGATAACGTTGCTGCTCTGATCAATCCTGACGCAGGTTCTGATGGTTACACCAAGGATCTGGTTGTGCACCAACTGGGTCGTTCTGGCGAAGAGCGTCAAGACAACTACGTGAAGACCTACAAACTGTGGGGTTGCTTCCCGACTCAAATCTCCCAGATTGATCTCGCTTATGACAGCAACGATCAGATCGAAGAGTTCACAGTTGAGTTCCAAGTTCAGTACTGGACATCTGGCGATAACAGCGAAGAGTACGATAACACCATTTCGTAATCTAATAAATACCTGAGTATCAGGTATTTTCCAAAATATAATGGCTCAACTATTTGGATTCTCTATCAAGAGAAAGGAGGGACCTAAGGGGCAATCCCCAGTCCCTCCTTCACAGGATGATTCCATCACTACTATTGCTGGTGGTTATTTTGGACAATATGTAGACCTAGACGGCGGCGCGTCAGCTCGTAATGAGTACGAGTTGATTCGTCGCTATCGTGATATGGCGCTACATCCAGAAGTTGATACTGCCATCGATGAGGTGGTAAATGAAGCTATTATTTCTGATCTGGATGATACACCAGTTCAAATTGAATTATCCAATCTTCAGGTTGGGGAAAATATCAAAACTAAAATTCGTGAAGAGTTCGAAAATGTCAAGCGTTTGCTAGACTTTGATCGTAGGTCTCACGAAATTTTCCGTCGTTGGTATATCGACGGAAGACTCCATTATCATAAGGTTATTGATCTCAATAATCCGAAACAAGGTATTACCGAACTTCGTTATATTGATCCTCTAAAGATCAAGAAAGTCCGCGAAATGAAAAAGAGTGCGGATCCTAACGAAGCTCGCAGAACGGGTAAAGAACCTACTGCTTTAGATTATGATTTTGGGCAACACGAAGAGTATTATATCTACAATCCTAAAGGGTTCCTCAATATGAATGGACCCGAGCAAAAAGGAATTCGTATGGCTGCGGATTCTATTGCTCACACAAATTCTGGATTGATGGATCTCAATCAGAAGATTACTCTTTCGTTCCTGCATAAAGCGATCAAGTCTCTGAACCAGTTGAGAATGATTGAAGATGCTTTGGTTATCTACCGTTTAAGTAGAGCACCTGAGCGCAGGATTTTCTACATCGATGTTGGTAATCTGCCGAAAGTAAAGGCAGAACAATATCTGCGCGATGTGATGAATCGGTATCGCAACAAACTGGTCTATGATGCTGCAACGGGTGAAATCCGCGATGATAAAAAGCATATGTCTATGCTGGAAGACTTCTGGCTTCCTCGCCGCGAGGGAGGGCGCGGTACCGAAATCTCTACCCTCCCTGGCGGGCAAAATCTTGGTGAACTGAAGGACGTTGAATACTTCCGCACTAAACTCTTTAAATCGCTCAACTTACCCCCCTCAAGGTTAGATGGAGAAAAAGGATTTAGTCTCGGAAGAAGTAATGAGATTCTTCGTGACGAACTTAAATTTTCCAAGTTCGTCGGTCGCCTCCGTAAAAAGTTTTCTGTTCTGTTTGATGATCTTCTGAAGACTCAACTCGTTCTGAAGCGAGTCATCAGTTTAGAAGAATGGGAAGATATGCGTGAGCATATTCAATACGACTTCCTGTTCGACAATCACTTCCAAGAACTGAAAGACGCGGAACTCAATAATAATAGGTTGGATCTTGCTATCAAGATGGAACCTTATCTTGGTCGTTATTTCTCTGCGGAGTATATCAAGAAGCAAGTTCTTCAACAAACCGATCAAGAACGTAAGGAAATCGAAGAACAGATCAAGAAAGAACGTGCATCTGGTCTTATCCCCAGCATCGTTCCTATCGATGCTGTACTCCCCGAGAATCAACCCGATCTCGGAACTACAGGCTCTTCCAAAGATTTGGAAAGCTAAATAATATTATTCTGGTAAATTGTTATGGAAAATACATCTCCTGAAGTTTCCGCACGCGCTGCGGTTGACGCTATTGCTGACGGCAATCGTGCTGCAGCTATTGATACTATCAATCAAATGCTATACGGTAAGTCTGCCGAAACATTAGATACATACGCAGACGTTCTTGCCAAATCATATTTTGGCAATATTGGAACAGAACCAGAAGATACTGCTGAACCCGAAACAAATGAAACTGATAACGGAAACGATTGAAGAAGTGAATCTTATCGTGGAGGAATCCAACGGTAAGAAACAGCACTACATTGAAGGTGTCTTTCTGCAAGCGGAATTAAAAAACCGCAATAACAGAGTGTATCCCCTCAGTGTTCTTGAGCGTGAGGTTAACAAGTATGTTGCCGAACACGTCAATGCAAATCGTGCTGTGGGTGAGCTCGGTCATCCTGATGGTCCCACCATCAATCTGGATCGCGTTTCCCATCGTATTGTTTCTTTAAAAAAAGAAGGTACTAACTTCATCGGTAAAGCAAAGATTCTTGATACCCCTATGGGTAAAATTGCAAAGAATCTTTTAGACGAAGGTGTGCGTCTGGGTGTTTCTTCACGCGGTCTTGGTTCTGTTGACCGTCGCGAGAATACTTCTTATGTAAGAGATGACTTTATGTTAGCAACTGCTGCTGACATTGTAGCAGATCCTTCCGCACCTGATGCTTTCGTCAATGGAATTATGGAAGGCAAAGAATGGGTCTGGGATAATGGAATTATCAAAGAGTCCAGAATTGCTAAATATAAAAAGTTCATTTCTGAGAGTGAGCGCCGCGAAATCGAAACGCGGAAGTTGAGAGTGTTTCAGAATTTCTTGAACTCTCTTTAATTTATAAATAAATCTAGACATATCAGTATTAAAAGCTTAGAGGTTAACTCCGATGTCCCAATTGATTAACGAAAAGTTTGAGGAAATGGTTGCAGAAATGCAACTTCCCAGCAGCACGGTGCCTGGCTCGGAGCCCGCGGCTCCCTCCACTCAGTCTAAAACTGCAGTGAATGCTAAGGCAGCTCCTGGCGATCAAACCCCTGGTAAGATCGACCCCTCTCTGGTGCCTGGTCAGGCAATTCAAGATCTGGGTGGTCCTACCCCCACTAACAACAAGTCTACCGACGACAGCAACAAGCTCAAGGATAATGCTACCCTGAGCGGCGTGTCTGATGGTCAGACTCGTAGCAGTGGCAAAGATGAGCCCGCTGGTTCTGAACCCAAACTGGATCAGGGTATTGCTTATGGTACCCGTCGTGAGGACATCCAAGTGGACCTCAGTGCTGACGTTGCAGCACTCGCAGAAGGCGAAGAACTGTCCGAGAAGTTCCTGGAAAAAGCAGCAACAATCTTTGAAGCAGCAGTCAAAACTAAGATTGCATCGATTGTTGAGGAACTGGAAGCACAGTACAACACCAAGCTTGCCGAGGAAGTCGATAAAGTTCGCGCTTCCCTGGCAGAAGAAGTTGATGGTATGCTGAAGTATACTTCTGAGCGTTGGCTGGAAGAGAACCAAGTTGCTATCGACACTGGTCTGAAAGTGGAGCTTACCGAGTCCTTTATTGGTGGACTTAAGTCCCTCTTCGATGACCACTACATTGATGTGCCCGAGGGCAAAGAGGATGTTCTGGAAAATATGAACACCTCCCTTCGTGAAATGGAAGATCGCCTCAACGAACAGATTGAAGCGAATGTGAAACTGTCTAATCGCATCTCTGAATTCACTCGTGAAGGCATTGTTGCCGAAATGAGTGAGGGTCTTACCGATACTCAAAAGGAAAAGTTTGCTTCTCTCGCAGAGGCAGTTTCCTTCAAGTCCGAAGAGACCTATAGAGAAAAGCTCACCACAATCAAAGCTTCTTACTTTGCTGAGTCTAAGGCAACTGTGACTGAGCAGGTTGAAACTCCTGTGGAACTTACCGAGAACTATTCGCCTGTTATGCAGGCATATGTTAAAGCACTTGGTAAGAAGTGAATTTCTAAATTATAAACGCTAACCCTAACTTACTGCAAACAAATGGATACCCGTATGCTGCAGGAGAAGTGGGCACCTGTTCTGAATCACAGCGATCTCCCCGAGATTAAGGATTCTCACCGTCGTCAGGTGACTGCTCAACTCCTCGAAAACCAAGAGCGTGCTCTCAGAGAAGAGTCCTCTATGCTCTCCGAAGCTGCTCCCATCAACTCTGTGGGTGCAGACGGTCTCAAGTCTTCTCACGGTTCTTCTGGTCTGGCT